GGAGTTGACAATGCACAGGTCCCATTTACTGTTAATTATAATAAAGACCTTACAACAACAGGTGGAATGTATGCAGCAGGAGGTAATTCAAATGAATGGAACTCTGCTTATGATAATACAATAAATAAACTTGCAGTAACAGGAAATACAACTAAAACATTAACTGCTACTCAAGTAGATGGAGGTACATTAACTGCATCTTGGACAGACAACTCAGCTTCAGTAAGCGATAAAAAAATTACATTATCTGCAGGTTCAGGTATGAGTGGTGGGGGAGACTTTACACTAAACCAAACTACAGATGAAACAATCACACTAACAAATAACGACAAAGGCTCTTCTCAGGCAATATTTAAAAATGTTACTGATGGTGTGGGCACTATTAAAGCATCATCAAATAGCGACACTTTAACTTTTGTTGGTTGTAAAGGAACAAATGTAACTGTTAACCAAGAAGCAAGACAAGTTGAGTTTTGTGTTGATAGACAAACATTATCCGTATCAGGTCAAACACTTACCATTAGTGATGGTAATTCTGTAACAATGCCAACCAATACAGGACCGGAGGGTCCCAAAGGAGATACGGGAGCAGACGGTGCAAAAGGAGATACGGGTAGTCGAGGACCAATAGGCTTGACAGGACCGGAGGGTCCTCAAGGACCTAAAGGAGATACAGGTGACCAAGGTGTTAAAGGTGATACCGGAAGCCAAGGTCCAATAGGTTTAACAGGTCCACAAGGACCGGAAGGACCACAGGGTGACATTGGTAAGACCGGTGACACAGGTGCTAAAGGTGATACAGGTGCACGGGGTCCAATAGGTTTAACAGGACCTGAAGGTCCACAAGGACCAAAGGGTGATACAGGAGACCAAGGGGTAAAAGGAGACACAGGTGCTCAAGGACCGATAGGATTAACCGGACCTGCAGGAGCAGACGGAAAGAATGGTGCACAAGGACCTGAAGGTCCACAAGGACCAAAGGGTGATACAGGTGCAGCAGGAGCAAGAGGTCCTATTGGACTAACAGGACCCGAAGGTCCTAAAGGAGATACAGGAGATACAGGACCGGCAGGTGCTAAGGGTAGTACCGGAGCAGTTGGACCTGAAGGACCTGAAGGACCGGCAGGTGCTAAGGGTAGTACCGGAGCAAAAGGAGATACGGGAGCAGTTGGACCGGCAGGACCAAAAGGTAGCACCGGAAGTGTAGGACCGGAAGGACCTGAAGGACCGGAAGGACCTGAAGGACCTAAAGGAAGCACAGGGTTAACGGGACCGCAAGGTCCGCAAGGTCCGGCAGGAGCAAAAGGAAGTACAGGCTCAATAGGACCGCAAGGTCCGGCAGGAGCAGATGGTAAAAATGGAGCAACAGGACCGGAAGGTCCGGAAGGTCCGGCAGGAGCAAAAGGAAATACAGGTAGTACAGGACCGCAAGGACCTATTGGATTGACAGGTCCGCAAGGTCCGGCAGGAGCAAAGGGGACAACAGGAAGTACAGGACCTCAAGGTCCTAAGGGAGATACCGGTAGTACAGGACCCCAAGGTCCACAGGGTGCAACCGGCTCAAAAGGTGCAACAGGAGCAACAGGACCTCAAGGTCCCGAAGGACCTGCAGGAGCAGATGGTGGTGGTGTTATCTTCCTTAACGGTACAGAAACAAAAATTGTTAGACAAGATTTTTATACAGAAGGTAAGACTACATACTTGCAAATAACTTTTGACGATGGAAGTACAACTTGTATATTGTTAACTCGATGTGAGTTTTAATTGCAACAGAAAATTTCATATCTTTGTAACTAATAATTAATTTAATATAAATCAAATGGCAAAAAGTAAAAAATTGACAGAACAAGAACTTACACAAGTTCAATCAATGCTAAACGCATTTAATCAATTAAAGATGCAACTTGGAGATGCAGAACTACAAAAAGTAGCACTCGTTAAAAAGATTGACACTTTAAAATCTGATTACGCAGCAGTAGAATTAGAACTATCTAAAAAGTATGGTGAAGATTCTCAAATTGATGTTCAAACAGGAGAAGTAAAAAAGAAAGAAGAACTAACTAAAGTAGAATAATGGCAAGAATAAGTACATATGCAATAGATGGCATCCCAACAATTCACGATAAAGTAATTGGTACAAACGTTGATGATGCTGATGTTACAATGAATTATACCATTGGAGACATTATTGCATTAGTACCGGGAGGCTCAGCTTCCGTTCAGTCATTAAATACTCTTACGGGTGAATTAAACTTAATTGGAGCCGGAGGCATTAGTATTAGTGCTTCCGGAACTGACATTACTATTACAGGCAGTAGCAGTAGTGGTATTCAATCTATTGATGGAGCAACCGGACCTGATATTGATTTAGCAGGTAAGGGAGGTATTACAATAACTGCAGTAGGGAACTTAATTAACATAGATGGTTCAGGTGTCTCAGGAGGCAATCCGGGAGCACCTACCCTTGGAGTTCAATATAATGATGGTAGTAACTTTGCTGCAGGTGATTTTTTCACAGTAGATTTAAAAGGATACGCAAACCCTGCAGTTAACATAGGTCAAGATGGAGTCCTAAAAGGTCAGTTAAATATATTTGCAGGAAGTGGTGAAGGCTCGTTTTTTGGAGAAACAAGATATTATGATGCAATTGGTTCGGGTCAATATGCTTCTTGGGCATCTCCGGGTCAAATATTAAAACAAAGCTATGCAGTTGCTCTACCGGAAAACGAACCGGCAACAGGTCAAGTATTAGTTATTGATAAAGTTGCAACCCCAACATCTCCTTTCACATCTCTATGGTCTACCGTAGGTGGTAGTGGTGCTGATGAGAAATTTAAATATGATGCAGCAGATACTCAGTCGGGATATTTTAGTGATAAAGTAATCGTAGGTGGAGGTCTATCAGGTTCAGTTAATACAGATGTAAATGGTGTTAAAACATTAACCATAAGTGCTCAAACATCTCCTACAGTTAATAGTATTAAAGTAGGAAACGATACTGAAGCAGGACTCTTTGAGTTTACAGGTTCAGGTGTTACTATGAACAACTCAAGTAGTCCAACTGTAATTAATTTTGATTCAGGAATTACAGGGGTTATAGGACCGAATGCATCTGTTGTAGGAGATATAACACTTAACGGTGCTTTAGTTTCTCAAACCGGAAATACATTTTCATTTGATTTACCAAAGAGTGGTATTGTAACAAGTGTTACGGCAACTGCACCTATTAAGAGTAGCGGTGGAACAACACCGGATATTAGTATGAGTGCAGCTTCGGCAACAGATGATGGGTATTTATCATCAGGAGACTTTGCTACTTTTAATAGTAAACAAGATGCCTTAGTTAGTGGCACAAATATTAAGACCGTTAATGGAAACAGTCTTCTTGGTAGTGGAAATTTAGCTATTACTGCTACTGCAACACCGGGTGGTGCACCATCTAATGTTCAATTCCATAATGCAAACGGATTATTAGATGGCGATACACAATTTACTTATAACTTAGATTCAGTTAATAAAATTGCTACGGTTAAAATAGGTTATGAAGTTTCTCCATCTGAAACTTATGGAGTATTAAGGCTTGACGGAAACAGTATTAGCGAAGGTGGTAGAGTTGAATTTAGAACAGGAGGAAGTAAATCAGGTGTTCCACAAACAGTTACTGTTAAAGCACCGGATGCAGGTGTTGACCAAGTGATTTCATTACCTGAAACTTTACCAACTCTACAATCTCAAGTATTAGCAGTTAAAAGCATAAATGGTTCAGAGGTTCAAACACAATGGGAAGTTTCTTCAGGAGGTGGAGGAGTAACCTCAATAGTTGCAGGAACAAACGTAAGTATTAGTCCTGCTTCAGGTTTAGGTGATGTTACAGTTAACAGTACACCTTTTCAGATGAATAAGGTTATTGAAGATGCAGAAAGTGCTACTCAAGCAATTAGTCCCGGTTCAGCAACTCAGATACTTTTTGGTAAAGGACAAACAACTCCTGAAGTAATTATTTCTCCCTCAGGTGATGTTACATTTAATCTTCCCGGAAAGTACATTATTAATATAGGTGTTAATGTTGCTAATCAAGATATTACAACTCAATATGCTGCATTTACTGCAACAATAAGTGGTGTTCCTTATTTACAAACTTGGATTCAACAAGTATCTGATACAGTAGCTTCAGGTTGGGAAGTTAGTTTTCCTTTAGAAACTACAGTTGATAATGTTAGAATGCAGTTACTCGCAACAATGTCTAATCTTCAAGGAAGTGCACAAGCAGTAACAACAGGTGTGGGAACTATGCCTAATGCACCAAGTTCGTGGATTGCTATTCATAAATTAGCGTAATGGATATTAGAAAAATTTCTATAGGACCTGATTATAAGTCAGGAGCAATGCATTATATTGTAGGTCAAGCAGTGTTAAATGGTAATTATACAATTCATTTAATTAAGTTTGTAGAAGAGTCTGATAGTATTTTAATATACATTCAGAATAATGATGAAATATTATTATGGAAAGAGTTCACATCTATGATGCCTGTCTCTATTGAGTACAATATAAATTTTCTGTAATGACAGATAATGAAAGAAAAGAACTAACAGAAAAAGTAGAAGTTCTTAAAAAACAAAAAGAAAGTATCTCTGATTGGATGGAACAAATGTCAGTTGCTGATGAGATTCACAATATTGAAATGAAATTAAATGGAGTCAAACCAACTGATTCACACATAGACTGTATTGGTTGTGGCTCATAAATTAAATTATGAAATCACCTTTTGCTTTTATTGTAAAACCTTTAAAGGGTAAGCGATACAACAATACAAAAGAAATGTCCGGATTGGACATTATTATAAGTACATCTGAAGAGGATTTTCGATTTGCGAATCGAGAAGCCGAAGTAATAGAACTCCCCCTTGGATATAAAGGTCCAATAAAGGTGGGAGATTTTTTATTAGTACATCACAATGTTTTTAAGTTCTACAATGATATGAAGGGTGCAAAACGAAGTGGTAAAAGTTACTTTAAGGATGATTTGTTTTTTGTAGAAAAAGAACAATTTTATATGTATCATAATGGCACACAATGGAATGCCTGTGATAGATACTGTTTTGTCAAACCTGCTCCCGTTGAAGAATCATATGTATACAAACCTTTAAGCGAAGAGCCTTTAGTAGGTATTATGGAATACCCAAACGATTATTTAAAATCTAAAGGTGTCACAAAAGGAGATAAGGTTTGTTACAAACCCAATAGTGAATATGAGTTCATCGTTGATGATGTTAAGATGTATAGAATGTTTGACCATCAAATCGTTATGTCAATATGAATGTAGGAATATTTGAAGATGTAATAAAGGATGTAGAGTCTTATGTTCAGGATGTAAATGATTTTGGATTTGAAGATGTTAGTCTTGATGAGGGTTTGTTTAAGAATATACAGATAAGACCTGTAGATGAATTTGTTCTGTTTTTAGAAAAAAAATATCCATCTTATGAAGCAGTTTTAAATTTCATTAGACGTTCACCTAAGGACCAAGAAGAACCAAATTGGATTCATACAGATGAAATGATGGGAGACTTGACCGCTATACTTTACTTAAACACAGAGCATCCTGAAGAGGATGGAACTACGTTATATTATAAAGGAGAAAAAATGTGTATCTTGAGGTCAAGATATAACAGGCTTATTGTTTTTCCATCTAACCTTTATCATTCAAGAAATATTTTTGAAAATTTTGGTTATGCAGAAAAAGCAAGATTAATACAAGTGTGTTTTTTAAAAGAAATAAACAATGGATGATTTTCATAAATTTCTTGAAGAACAAAATATAGACTTAGAAACTCTTAATAATTATATTGACTCTCAAGAGTTTGAGTCACAAGCAGGACCTGTTGTCGATTTTGGTAATAATAATTATGAAGTTAGAAATTCAAGCATTGAAGGTTTTGGAATTTTTGCAACAAAAGATTTTAATAAAGGAGATGTTATTGGATATGGAACTCTTGACGGATGTAGAACTATAGCAGGTAGGTATACAAACCACTCTAAACATCCTAATGCAGGATTTTATTATTTTAGAGATAATGAAAATATGATACTGTTAGCAAACGGGTACATCGAAGTAGACGAAGAAATTGTTGTTAATTACAGACACCATACTGACACAAGAAAATATTATGAGTAAGTATATTTATTGGGAAGATGAATGGAACGAACACGATGGTTCGCAGATTCCAATTAGAAAATCTAAAAGATTTAAAAATGAAATCAAAAGAAATAAAATTAAAAATAATAGAAGCAGGTCACAGGGCAGTGGAACAACTGATAAAGGTGGCGAAGGAAGCGATTATTAAACAAGACCCTGAGGATGACCTTTCTGCTGATAGATTAAAGAATGCAGCAGCTACTAAAAAATTAGCAATCTTTGATGCTTTTGAAATACTTAATCGTATAGAGGCTGAAAAGGATGCAATAGATTCATTAGAAAAAGGAGCGAGTAAAACTGATACAAAACAAGGATTTGCAGAGAGAAGGTCTAAATAACTTATTTATAACCCTTAATGGTGTTGTACCAAAAAATGTTTTAAAGTCTAAGAACAAGGCTAAAACGTGGAAATATGGGTATGACACTAAGTATGAGTTTGTAGTTATTTCTAAGACAGGTCAGATTGGTGAGGTTATCAGTATAAGTGGATTAAAGATAGCGTTACCATTAGAACCAAAAAAGTGTCTTCAAAGACACAAAAACCCTGAAGAACAATATTGGGAAAGAGAAGACCTTCCTAAGCAATTAAATAAAATACAATCTATATTTCAATGGAATGAAATGTCATCTGAATTCAAAGACAGATGGGTGGATTATGTTGAGGAAGAGTTTGATAGAAGGGAGCAAGGGTTATGGTTTATGTCCAATGGTAAACCAACATACATAACCGGAGCACATTATATGTATCTGCAATGGACAAGTATAGATGTGGGTTATCCGGACTTTAGAGAAGCTAATAGAATATTGTTTCTTTATTGGGAAGCATCAAAGGCAGACACAAGGAGTTTTGGAATGATATACTTAAAGATAAGACGTTCAGGCTTTTCTTTTATGTCATCATCTGAATGTGTTAATACAGGGACACTTGCAAAAGATTCAAGAGTAGGTATATTGTCTAAGACAGGTTCTGATGCTAAAAAAATGTTTACAGATAAAGTAGTTCCTATAAACAGTAGGCTGCCGTTTTTCTTTAAACCTATTATGGATGGTATGGATAAGCCAAAAACAGAGTTGGCTTTTAGAATTCCTGCGGCAAAGATTACAAAGAAAAATATGTATGATACAACTAATGATGAGTTGTATGGGTTAGATACTACTATTGATTGGAAGAACACAGATGATAACAGTTATGATGGTGAAAAATTATTATTATTAGTCCACGATGAAAGTGGTAAATGGATAAAGCCTAATAACATTTTAAATAATTGGAGAGTTACCAAAACTTGTTTAAGGTTAGGTAGTAAAATTATAGGGAAATGTATGATGGGGTCCACATCAAATGCACTTGAAAAGGGTGGTGATAATTTTAAAAAACTATACACAGACTCTGATGTGGGAAAACGAAATGCAAATGGTCAAACCAAAAGTGGTTTGTATTCACTTTTTATCCCTATGGAATGGAATATGGAAGGGTTTATAGATAGGTATGGTATGCCCGTTTTTGACACACCGGAAGAACCTGTTGTTGGAATAGATAATGAATTAATACATCAAGGAGCAATTAATTATTGGAAAAACGAAGTTGAGTCTTTAAAAAATGACCCTGATGCATTAAATGAATATTACAGACAATTCCCAAGAACTGAGTCTCACGCATTTAGAGATGAAAGTAAACAGTCTCTTTTTAATCTAACTAAAATATATCAGCAAATAGATTACAATGATTCATTAATTATTGACCACCATATTACGAGAGGGTCATTGAGTTGGAAGAATGGAGTTAAAGATACTGAGGTAATATTTTCTCCAAATAATAGAGGAAGGTTTTTAGTTTCTTGGACTCCTAATAAGTCTTTACAAAACAGGGTTGATATAAGAAGAGGTATTAAGTATCCCGGCAATGAACACATAGGTGCATTCGGGTGTGATAGCTATGACATATCAGGTGTAGTTGGTGGTGGTGGCTCTAATGGAGCACTGCACGGGAAGACTATGTTTAGTATGGCTGAAGCACCAAGTAATGAATTTTTCTTAGAATACATAGCAAGACCACAAACTGCAGAAATATTTTTTGAAGATGTTTTAATGGCTTGTGTTTTTTATGGTATGCCCATATTAATAGAAAACAATAAGCCTCGATTATTATATCATTTTAAAAACAGAGGGTATAGAGGGTTTTGTATGAATAGACCTGATAAGGCATATACTAAATTATCAAAAACTGAAAGAGAGTTGGGTGGAATACCTAACTCAAGTGAAGCAGTAAAACAAGCACACGCTTCTGCGATTGAATCTTATATTGAAACTAATATAGGTTTTAAAGATGATATGGAGGTTGGAGATATGGTTTTTTCAAGAACTTTAGAAGATTGGGCAAAGTTTGATATTAGCAATAGAACTAAGTATGATGCTTCTATTAGTTCAGGCTTAGCAATTATGGCAACACAGAAACACCTTTATTTACCTGAGAAAAAAGTTTCAAAAATAAAGGTTAACTTTGCAAGGTATAGTAACAAGGGCAAATATAGCGAAATTATTAGATGAAAAAAGTAAACATAAATATATCATCTGCCGGATTTCCAAGTCAATTTGTATCTGATTCAGAGAAATCTACTGATGAATTTGGGTTACAAATAGGACAGGCTATTCAATACGAATGGTTTAAAAAAGACGGCAGTGGTTGCAGATACTTTAGTCAGTGGAGAGACTTCAATAGACTAAGATTGTACGCAAGAGGTGAACAAGGTACAGGAAAATATAAAAACGAATTAGCAGTTGACGGAGATTTGTCTTATCTAAATTTGGATTGGACCCCCGTACCTGTATTACCTAAGTTTGTAGATATCGTAGTTAACGGTATGCAGGATAGAGAGTTTAGCGTTAAGGCTTACGCACAAGATGCTATGTCTCAATCTAAAAGAAGCAAGTATCAACAAATGATTGAAGGGCAAATGGTAGCTAAACCAATGCTCGAAACTATACAACAGAAAACCGGTGTGAATCCTTTTACTATGGAACCGGATGAACTTCCTCAAACTGATGATGAGTTAAAGCTATATATGCAGTTGAACTATAAACCTGCAATTGAAATAGCAGAGGAAGAAGCGATTTCAACAATATTTGAAAGCAATAAATATAATGATATAAGAAAGCAGTTAGATTATGATTTAACTGTTTTAGGTGTTTCAGTAGCAAAGCACGAATTTTTACCCGGTGATGGGGTTAGACTTAAATATGTTGACCCTGCTAATGTTGTCTATAGCTATACAGAAGACCCACACTTTAAAGATTGTTTCTATTGGGGAGAAATTAAAACAGTACCAATTACTGAGTTAATTAAAATTGACCCAACTTTAACTAACAACGATTTAGAAGAAATATCTTCATATGCACAAAGTTGGTTTGATTATTTTAATGTAGCACAATATTATCAAAATGATATTTTCTATAAGGATACTGCTACGTTAATGTACTTTAATTATAAGTCTACTAAAAAAGTCACTTATAAAAGAAAAGTAAAAGATAATGGTAATGTAACTATGGTGGAAAAGGATGACACCTTTAATCCACCTGTTGAAATGCAGGAAGAAGGAAACTTTGAAAAAGTTCAAAAAACAGTTGACGTATGGTATGAAGGGGTAATGGTTATGGGTACTAACATTATTCTCAAGTGGGACTTGATGGAAAATATGGTTAGACCTCAATCAGCAACCCAACACGCTATACCAAATTATGTGGCAGTTGCACCAAGAATGTATAAAGGTGTTATTGAATCTTTAGTAAGAAGAATGATACCTTTCGCTGATTTGATTCAGATTACACATTTAAAACTACAACAGGTTATAGCGAGAGTTGTACCTGATGGTGTGTTTATTGATGCTGATGGACTGAATGAAGTGGACCTTGGCACAGGGAATGCCTATAATCCCGAGGATGCTTTAAGGTTGTATTTTCAAACAGGTTCTGTTATTGGTAGAAGTTATACTCAAGAAGGAGACTTTAATCAAGCAAGAATTCCTATAAAAGAGTTACAGTCATCTTCGGGTGCATCGAAAACTCAAATGCTTTTAAGCAACTACAATCATTATCTAAACCAAATTAGATTAGTAACAGGGCTAAACGAAGCAAGAGATGGAAGCACACCTGACCCTAACTCTTTGGTTGGGTTACAAAAGTTAGCTGCATTAAATTCAAATGTAGCGACAAGACATATTTTAGATGGAAGCTTATACATATATCGTAGTCTTGCTGAGGCAACTACATATAGAGTAGCTGACATTTTGCAATACTCTGACTTTAAAGAAGAATTTATAAACCAAATCGGTAAATACAACGTCTCTATATTAAGTGATATAAATGATTTGTATATATATGATTTCGGAATATTTATTGAGTTAGCACCGGATGAAGAACAAAAACAACAATTGGAACAAAACATCCAAATGGCTTTATCTAAAGGTGATATTAATTTAGAGGATGCTATTGATATTCGTGAGATAAAAAATCTTAAACTTGCTAACCAACTTCTTAAAATGAAAAGGGTTTCTAAGCAAGAGAAAGATGAAAAAATGGCTATGCAGAAACAAGCTATGCAGTCTCAACAACAACTTAAGTCTCAAGAGATGGCAGTTCAGGCAGCACAGATGAAAGTGCAAATGGAGACAAAAGCAAAAATGGAGTTTAGACAAGCCGACATTGCTTTTGAAATAGAGAAATTAAAAGCTGAAGCACAATTGAAATCTCAATTAATGCAACAAGAGTTTGACTTAAATATGCAATTAAGAGGTGCAGATGCAGAATTACTACAAAGCAGAGAGACTCAAAGAGAAGATGCAAAAGCAAAAAGAATTTCTCAAGCTAATACAGAACAATCCAAAATGATTAACCAACGTAAAAACAATTTACCTCCGATTAACTTTGAATCAAACGAGGATAGTTTAGATGGGTTTGACCTTGCAGAATTTAACCCAAGGTAACCGTCTAAAACTATAATAATTTTTGTGTAACTTTGTATAAAATTAAATTCAATTAAATATGGAAATAAAAGTAAGAGCAGTTGAGGGCAACGAAGAAAAGTCTATACAACAAGTTGAGCAAGAGTTGTTAGATAAACACGAAGCACAACAAAGTAACGAAACCACTCCTACACCTGAGACAGTAAGTGTAAAGGAAGAAGTAGTTTCTAAAGAAGAGCCTAAGGCTGCAGAGCCTGAAGCAAAAGAAGAAATTAAAACTCAATCCTCAGAGTTAAGCGAGGAAGAAGTTCTTAAATTTATTGGTAATAGATATGGGAAAGAGTTTAAGTCTATTGACGAACTCAATCAACAGAGAGAGGAAGAGCCTCTACCTGAAGATGTTTCTAAATATCTACAGTATAAAAAAGATACAGGGCGTGGATTCGATGACTTTGCAAAATTGCAAAAGAATTACGATGAAATGGAACCTGACAATTTGCTAAGAGAATATTTATCTGCAACAGAAAAAGGTTTGGATGCAGAAGATATTGAAGACTTAATGGAAGATTATCATTATGTTTTAATTGGACTTACAGGTCTATATATTGGTTTTTATAATGAAATTAATTCTTTTTTTAAAAGTTTTAAGTCCAATTAAACTATTTACCAAATCTGTATCTTCAACAGGTCCATTATGTTTTAATAATCCCTCTAGAGTTTCAATTGTTAGATTTAGACCTTTGAACTTAAAATATTTATTCTCTAAAAACATAACAATTCTTAGTGTCTGTAAATTGTGATCAAAGCCTCCAAAATTTTCCATGCATTCATTTAAA